ACCTATAGCCGCGGCCTCACTGAATCTCAAGATGAGTCGCCGTTTCAATATGACGCTGATATGATTGAATGCTGTGAAGTAGCACCAGTTGAAATTGTTAAGATTGAATATCAACCTGTTACAAAGGCTGCGTAATGAAGTGTTTTCTTAAGTGTATCGGTGTATTTTCCATGTACACTGCAATTATAGCAATAGGTTTTTCTGCTCTAATGGTAGTTGCACTTAGTCCACTAGTTTTGGCTGAGTATATTGCTAATTTGCTTGGTTTAGGCCCTATTGCTACAATTTTTATCTATTTTGTAGTACTTGCTATGCTTCTTGCTGCTGCTAATACCATTGATGACCGCAAGAAGATTTGCGGCTAAAAGAGATTATGAAAATGAACAAGATTATTACTTTTGACCTGGAATTCCCCGCTGAGCACTTTACTCTAGCAGAGTTCAATGCATGGGTAGAGCGTGAGCTTAATGCTGCAAAGGCTGCATGGCTGTCTTATGGTGATGTTTTTAAGGCTGAAGCTGTACAGCAACCTACGCTTGTCGAGCGTGTTGTTAAGACAGTCGCTAATAAGCATGGCATCTATCTTACTGGTAATAATGTCAGACATAGTAATTGGAGCTCTTACATTTCTATTACGGGTCTCAATAAGCTGCGCTCAATTGAAGGCGTTACTGAGCTGAATATTACATATAAGACTAGTCAAACTACGTATAAGGCGATCATTCCGATGATCGCCATTGAGCCCAACCAGAATTCTATTACTATTACGATGCGATCTCACGACGATTGGGGTAATTCTAGCTATCATCCCAACCACGATACTAAGTGGGGTAGCTACTTTAAGCCTGTTTGATGTATTGACAAATCGTCGGTGTGTGATATAATTACACAGAACGAATGATTGCAAAGGAATAAATCTGTGGCTCGTCGTACCATGCTTACAGCTGCTAAGGGCCTTAAGACTAAGAAGGTTCGTACCGGCAAAGTTGCTCAGCAACTGGCTGATATCAAGTACATGGGCGCCGAACCGGAGGTTAATGGCAAGAACCGTTCAGAGCTTGATATACTCAAGCTTCTGAATTGGTATAATTACATGTGTTCGCGTTCTGATGCTCGTCAGTATATTGAGACTTACCTCAAGTCTAAGGGCCGCACTAACGAGCTGCGTGCACTTAAGAATGTGCCAGATGTGTGGATTAATCTGCAAGCCGGATGGACGGCGCGCATTATAACACGCGGTGGCTTGGGTTGGGAAAGTTCATTTGAACTGCGTTTGCGCGAAACCCTGGATAAGGCCGGGGTTAGTGCTGAAGAAGCTTCTGAGGTAAAGAAGACTGCAGAGAAGCCTGTTGAAAAGCCCAAGCCGAGCATTCAAGATCGCATTGCGGATAAGGCTTCCGATACTATCGGTGAACTTGACGAATTCATTGATAAGAATGGTTGGTCGATTGATGTTTATGATTGGCTGACAAAGAAGCAAGTCACACCAGTAACTGCACGTAAGATCCGTGACTTTTTCAAGCCTATTGCTGATGAAGCTGTAGAGTTGATTGCTAATAAGCCGAACTCTCAACTGATGGAAGGCTACAAGAACCTTACCAAGATCCAGCAAAAGCAGCGTGCAGCATTTTATGCTAAGTTGATTGATAATTGTGAACGCTTCTCTGATGTTGCTAAGAAGCAAAAGACACCTCGTCGTAAGAAGGTTGTGCCTGTTGAGAAAAAGCTCAAGGGTTTAAAGTTCCAGCAAGAGTCTAAGGAATACAAGCTGGTTTCTATTAAGCCCGAAAGGATCATTGGGGCAACTGAGCTGTGGGCCTTCAATACCAAGTATCGAACACTGACTGTATTCAATGCAGCCGAGCACTCTACCCTTGATGTCAAGGGTACGACAATGATTAACTATGACGAAGTTAAGTCCAAGACCTATCGAGTTGGTAGAAAGACCGAACAACATGTTGCTACAGCACTTAAGGGTGCTAAGCGTGCTGTAAGTAAAATGCTTGAAGAGCTGAAGACTGCTACACTCCAACATCGTATCAATGAAAACACCATCCTTCTGAGGGCAGAATAGATATGAGCAAGCGCAGCGGTTATATTGATGATAACATTACCATCATTGATGGCCAGAAAGTTAAGCTCCCGGAGCTTATCGGACAGCCAGGCAAAGGAGTTGCACCATCCTATGGCTATCGTAAGCGTGTCATGACTCCGTGGGGTAAGCATGAAGTTTGCACCATCATGGCTGTCTCTTCTCTTCACGGAGAGAAAGAAAGGTATGCCCATGCTTATCGGCCAGCTTCTAATCCAGGTGTCACGTTCAGCACTTTTAGGTTGACAAATATCTAAGTTCCATATATAATCAACATATACGGCCGTGTGGTCTAACTGGATAAGTCAGGAGTCTTCTAAACTCTACGATGGGGGTTCGAATCCCTCCACGGCCTCCAAAATTTTACAGGGGTATTCATGCTATCGTTTCTTTTCGGTGTAGGTTTGGGGTACATTGGATACCAATCTGCTCTAACGATAGTAAGATATTATTTGACTGTATCCGATACTTTCGAGGATATGGTAACTCGACTACTCCACTGGATCTATGGTATGACTGTAGCAGTAGTCGGTGTATTTTTTGTTTTTGGCTCTGGTTCAGAGTATGCCATATCTTTTGCAATGGCACATGCATTGACTCTGTGCCTTGTTGATTTAGAAACTACGTTTGAAGCAAACAGGGACCTGTAGCTCAACGGAGGGTTGGTGTAATAGTTAGCACGGGCAGCTCATAACTGTTAAGGCAGGGGAGCATAACCTCTACCCTCTACCACCACTTATATTATGGAGAACATCATGAGCACTATGAATCGTATCGCTAATGCTGGTAATCGCTTTCAAGGACAATACAAGCGTGTCCTTTGCGTTTGCTCTGCAGGCTTGCTGCGCTCTCCAACTGCAGCACTGGTCCTATCTCAGGACCCATTTAACTTTAATACGCGTGCCGTTGGCATCTCTCGGGAATATGGGCTTATTCCGATTGAGAGCGTGTATATCCATTGGGCTGATGAGATTGTCACCATGGAAACCAACCACACCGAGATTGTACAAAATCTAATCAAAAATATCGGCATTCTTGATAGTGCACCTAAGATCATCCAGCTTGACATCTCAGATGACTTTGCATACCGTGATCCGACACTGATTGAGCTTATCAAAAACACATACAATGAAAAGGCCAAGAATACTCTATGAACATTACTAAGCGAACGCTGATGTTAGCTGCAGTCAGCATGCCATTTTCAACTATGGCTATGGCCCAGGTTCCGACTGTGACCGGCGCTGGCGCGACCTTCCCCCGCCCGCTTTATGAACGCTGGTCGGCCCAGGCGCGCGATGCCGGCGCGGTCCAGCTGAACTACCAGTCCATCGGTTCCGGCGGCGGCATCAACCAGATCACCGCACGCACCGTCGATTTCGGCGCTTCCGACGCGCCGCTGACGACCGAGCAGCTGGCCGAGCGCAGCCTGCTGCAGTTCCCGACCGTCATGGGCTCCGTGGTGCTCAGCGCTAATCTGCCCGGCGTCGCCGACAATGCGCTGAAGCTGACGCCGGAAGTGATTGCCGACATCTTCCTCGGCAAGATCACCCGCTGGCGCGATCCGCGGATCGTCGAGCTGAACCGCGGCCTGACCATCCCGAACCTGCCGCTTTCCGTTGGCTACCGCGCCGATGGCTCGGGCACGACCTGGGTTTGGACGACCTATCTGTCGCGCATCTCCACCGAGTGGAAGAATGGCATAGGGGCGGGTACGTCAGTTCGCTGGCCGGTCGGCAACGGCGCTCGCGGCAATGAGGGTGTTTCCAACATCATCCGCAACAGCCCCGGCACCATCGGTTACATTGAGAACGCCTACGCGGTCGTGAACCGCATGCCGACGACGCAGATCCGCAACAAGGCCGGCAACTTCATGACACCAGCGCCTTCTGCCTTTAATGCTACGGCGGCAACGGCAGACTGGAACGTGCCGAACTTTGCGGCCGACACGATTGATCTAGCCGGCGCGGATGTATGGCCGGTCACCTCCCCCACCTATATCCTGCTGCCGACCAATCCAACGGCCGACAAGGTGGCAGGCAGTCGCAATGCTATGCGCTTCTTTGACTGGGCTTTCAAGAACGGTAGTGATGCAGCATCCCGGCTTGAATACATCCCGCTGCCTGCTATAACCCATGATGCCATTCGAGCGGCTTGGGCCCGGCGAGTGAAGGGCCCTGACGGCGGGGCTCTTTGGCCAATTTTCTAATCTATAATAGACAGACAGTTTGCTGTCTCTTTAATAAGGAAAGATTAATCTAAATGTTTACTCTCATGATCGTGTTTGCTCTGGCTAGCCAGCCTCAGACGCGTCTGAATTTGAATAGCATCTCTGCAGAGTCTTGTAGGGTTGAATCTCTTGCCGTTGAGACTGTATTCCGTAGCATGGGTGTTATCGAATATTCTACTCGTTGTGTAGAGCGGTAACCATGAAAGTCTACATTGGGCCCTACGTAAATTGGTTTGGCCCATATCAGATTGCCGAAAAGATTCTTTTCTGGAAAGACAAATATGATGACGATGACGACGCTATTGATCGACTTGGCGATTGGTTGGCTAAGAATCGCAAAGGGAAAGATTCAGCGCTTACTAAATTCTGTCGTTGGGTCGATAGCAAAAAGAAACGTAAAATAAGCATTAGGATTGACTACACTGATGTGTGGTCAATGGACAATACACTTGCACTGATTGTTGTGCCCATGCTTGAAAAGCTCCGGGAAAGTGTAGTCAGCGGACCTTCGGTTGATGACGAGGATGTACCCGAAAATCTTCGAAGTACTGCTGCTCCTGCACTGACCGAGGAGCAAAAGAATTGCGGCCATACCGACGATAATTGGTTTAAGCGTTGGGAATGGGTGCTTGATGAAATGATCTGGACCTTCAAGCAACATAGCAACGATGGATGGGAAGAGCAATATTATAGTGGTGAAGTCGATTGGTCGCTTGTAAAGAGTGAAGACTCTTCGGGCCCTATACTTGTAACAGGACCAAATCATACCTTCGAATCTGACTCGGAAGGTATTAAGAAGCATCGCGAGAGAATGCAGAATGGCCGCCGTCTCTTTGCAAAATACTACGAATCACTTTGGACATAATGAAGGAATACAGATATGCGAATGAAGAACTCTATGATTGAGAAGGGGGTTGATACCCAGTCTCTCTATGCATCTGGCCTCTATAGCGCCGATCAGCGTAATAAGGCCAAGTAATGGAAAGTCTTTCTAAGCCTGCACGATTCTCTTCCGATGTGTATAAGCTTATCAAGGAGAAGGACATGAACTACATTGATGCTGTAGTTCATTGGTGTGATGTGAATATGGTGGATGTTGAACTTGCGGCATCTCTTATCAAGCGGGATCCCAATCTACTTTGTGAGATTCAGCTTGATGCGGAGAGTCTTAATTACTTGAAGAAGACTGCTAGGCTGCCTATATGACACCATTTGAGGTGTATGTAGACTATCTTGCTCTCAAGAATCACTTCACCACCGAATGGTATGATTACATCAAGTATAATGGAAAGACCAAAGCAAATGCAGAGTCTTTCCAGACTAGAAAAGACCGAATGTTCTTCGAGAAGTTGGCTAAGCATAGAGATCCTCACGGTCTCATGCTTGCTAACTTTGTGGCTAATCCAAAAGTCTGGGCAAGAGATTTAGCTTACTCTCAGGAATGTGAGCAGACTTATTTGGATTGGCTCAAGAAGACTCAGGCTCTGGCCAATACGGTGCGGAACGACTTGAGTCACTTTAACTCTGAGTTCAATAGCAACTTTATAGTCAAGGACAACTATCACCCTAAGTGCCTTCAACTGTACTTGGGTGGTGATATTACTAGAGAGACATTCACTATTGTTGTGGATGTTACTGGTTGCTTTAAGTACTGGGACAAGAATCTTGCTGACGATATCATGTGGCAGGATACTAGAATCGGATATTCAAAGTATATCCCATTTCTGAAGTATGATAGAGCAAAGATAAAGAAAGTACTCATAGAATACTTTGGAGAATGATGAATGAACTTAAATCCGTTAGTGCAAAGTTGTGGGACACTGCAATATCAGATAGGTAATGTCGAGCAGTGGATCTGGCCCAAGTCAGATAACAGCACCTTTGGCATTATTGTACAAGATTGGTTGCAAACTATCCGACCCTTTCTAGAAGAGAATTTTGGTGGCTCAGGTCGGGCAGGAACAATAATTCAGGCTGGAGGCAATTGTGGTGTATATCCGCTACTCTACACTGAGTTTTTCAAGAATGTAATTACCTTCGAGCCCGATCCACTAAGCTTCTTTTGTTTGGTTCATAACTGTCAGCTACCTGGTATAGTAAAGTTCAATGCTGCTCTATCTGATAGAGGAGAAAATATTGTAATGCAAGAAATTGCTCCGGGCAATAGAGGCATGAACAAGACAGTTGCAGTTAATGAGTCATCCTCTGGTGTCACTCAAGATATTATTCCAGCTATGGCTCTTGACAGTCTAGAGTATTTTGACTTGAAACTTATCCAGTTGGATCTTGAGGGCAACGAAATCAAGGCTATTGATGGCGCTTTGGAAACCATCAAGAAGCACAAGCCCATGATCATTCTTGAGTGTGGTAACAACTATGAGGAAGAGAATATAGAGTATCATGCACGAGTTATAGATAAGATGAAAAGCATAGGATACAAAAATGTCAAGCAGCTAAACATACTTGATGTGGTTTTCTTACCGAACTAACAGTTGACTTCTCTATAGAAAGTGATATATATAGTATCAGGGTAACTGACCGGCTGTGATAGTACCCTCCGCCAATAACTTATTGGCATTGCGCAATGCCATGGCAACGGTGGCCGGATCTTATACATACAAAACATACGATACATACGACCTTAACATACGAAATATACGGAGATATACATGGTAGATTTTTCTTCTCTTAAGAACCGCAGCGGCAAGAGCTCTCTCGAATCGCTCACGCAGGAGCTTTCAAAGCTCAACACTCACGGTGATGGTAAGAATTCAGACGATAGGTTCTGGTATCCTGCCGTCGATAAGGCCGGTAATGGTTACGCTGTAATCCGTTTCCTTCCTGCTCCTGGTGAAGAGGAACTTCCTTTCATTCGGATGTTTGAGCACGGCTTCAAGGGCCCGACTGGGCTGTGGTATATTGAGAACTCTCTGACTACTGTTGGCAAGCAGGACCCTGTTGGCGAGCTTAACTCTAAGCTCTGGAATGAGTCGACCGACGACGAATCGCCTGGCCGTAAGCAGGCTCGTGCCCAGAAGCGCAAGCTTAACTACGTCTGCAACATCTACATCGTGCAGGACCAGGCCAATCCGGAGAATAACGGTAAGGTCAAGCTGTTCAAGATTGGTAAGAAGATCTTT